CCCAGCACGCCCTTTCCTTCCGGCTGCGTGGTACCGCCGAATTCTTCCCAAGGCTTTGGTGCTGCCTTCGGTGCGCCGCTACCGGCCGGTTGTTGCGCAAAGTCTTCCCACGGCTTCGGATCGGACATTAAACCTTCTCCCAATTCTTCTGTTCGGCAGGACTACCGCCCTTGAACTTGTAGCCACCGCGCACGCTGCCGATCTGCGGAGCCCCCGGGGCCGCCGCAGCAGTCGACTGGTCCATGAATTGACCGGTCTGGTTGTTGAGCACGCGCGACGGACGGGTGACCACCGACATGGCCTGCGGGTCGTATTCCTGGCCACCGGGCACGACCGTGAAGCGATTCGGCGCTTCCTTGCCCGTCAGCACCCGGATCTGCTCGGCGATGGCGCTGCGCTCTTCCGGCTTTGCCGCGTCGTATTGCTGGTACAGCTTCTCCATGCGTTGGGCGCTGCGGGTCTGGAAGCCGCGCGCTTCGACGTCGGACGCGGTGCGCTGCTGATCCAGCGCGTTGCTGGCAGCGAAACGAGCGTTCTGGCCCATCTCCTGCACCACGGCGCGCTGGTTGGCGCCCTGCTGCTGGATCTGCTCACGCGCGATGCCCGAGACGTTTTGCTCGCGGGCGAGTGCGGTCCTGTCGTCGTTCTCCTGCAGGCCGGCCAGCACCCGCAGTTGGCTGGCAGTGAGCTGGCCATTCGGGGAACCGCGATAGGGCGTCGATGCGGCGGCCAGCGCCCTGGTGCGCGCGTCGTCACTGCGGCCAGCTTCGAAGTACGCGGGGAATCCTTCCGGCGCAAAGCCGGCGCCAGTGCTGGGCACGCTGGCGGCCAGGGCAGGTACCGTGCTGACGGTCCCTCCGGCGCCCTTGAATCCCAGGTTGCCGCCCGCTGCGCCCGCGACGGTGTTTGCATCGTTCGTGAACGCATATGTGCCGTTCGCCTCGCGCCGTCCCACGACGCCAGCAACGCCGGTCGGAGAGAAGCCATTGCCCGCCTGCGCGGGCGCGGGGGCTGCCGGCGGCGTGCCTTGCGCGGCGGCCGCCGGCACAGGTGCTTGCGCGGATGCACCAGCGCGCGCCCCGGTTGAGGCTGGGCTGGCCGCCGGCGCCTTGGGTGTCGGTGCGGCAGCGGCTTGCTGGTCAAGGCCAAGCAGCCCACTACCGAAGTTCGCCAGCGGCCGGCCGGCCACGTTGTACAGGTCTTCGCTGGCGTCCGCGAGCGCCGCCGGCACTACCGCGGCTGTGCCGCGAACCAGCGTGCCCAGACCGCGCGCATATTCGCCGTTGCCCCACTGGCTGGCCACGTCGTCGCCGGTGCCGCGCAGCACCGAGTCCGTGCGCCAGCCGGACCCTTCCGTCCGCATCTGCGGCACGAACCCGAAGGACGATTGCGAGGCCGCTGCCGGCGTCGGTGCTGCCGCCGGCGCCGCGGCGCGCGCGGGGGTCGGCGATGTCGGCGCGGCTGGGTTGGCCGTCGATGCGCGAGGGTCTGCCGGGTATGTCGTCACCGGCTGCGAAATCGCTGCGGCCACCGTCGGATCGACAGCAGGCGCGGCGGGCACGGCGGTAAGGCCGCGCGGCTTCTTCGGATCATCGACCACGCCGCCATCGGCGAAGAACAGTTCAGGCTTGCCACCCGTCTGCGGCTGGGCAGCGAAGCCCAAGCGTGCCGGCCCAGCCAGCGTATGGGTAGCGCCCTTCATGGCGTCAAGCGCCTGGACGCCGATGGCATGCACCTGCTCGGGCGGCAGCACGTTCTCACCATTGCTGAGGTTCACGTCGACCTGGGCGCCTTTGCCCATCGCTGCCAGCCTGTCGCTGCCGATCTGCTCGGCGGAGTCGGCCGGCATAACATAGCTGCCATTGGGGACCGTGGCTGGCACATCATCGGACGTGCCCGTGCCTGGCCCTTGAACCTCGCCGCCGCCGGCATAGTTCTGCGCCTTGGGCGATTTGGCGCCCTTCCTGAATCCATGCATGGCAAGCCCCCTGAAAGAATATCGACTGATATTCCGTGCCCTACTTCCGCGGGGCCAGCCCTACAGGGGTGGTGACATAGAGTCCGCTGACGGGACCAAAATCAGAGGCAAAAAATGCAAATTCACTGCTATGAGCAGCGCCAAGCGATTCGACTAGCGATGGCTAATGCCGCAACTTTACGGGACATATCCGACAGCCTAGCTAGGCCGCGGATTCAACCCGGGCGGATGGCGAGATCTTCCTAGCTGCGATGACGCAATGGACGACGCCCAGGGCGCCCGCACCAAATTTCCAGGCCATCAGTCTGCCCTTGCCTCGCAACCGAGAGGACATCGAAATGCAGTCGATCTTCGAAAATAAACAGGCAGCAGACACGAAATAGAGCGTAGAGTGAGACAGCAAGCTCACGGAGACGCTCATGGATGATGCACCCAGTTCGAACTACAAAGGGTTCGACATATACCCGCTAGTCTACAAGACCGAAACGCGTCGCGAATGGTACGAGCGACGGCCTGACCGCGCGTATAACATTTCTGTCGTCATTTGCGAGGAGGGTATGGACCCCACCGCAGACGCTGCACAGATCTTTCCGCTGTTGGCAGACCAATGGGACAGTATTGGGAATGCGAAGCGAGCAGCCGTCCTCGGCGGGCAAGGCATCATCGATACTTTCACGATGAGGCGTACGCGACGCTGATGATCCAGTGCTGCAAGAAAGCCCCGTGCAGCGCACTGCAGTAACGCTAAACGCAACTTCTGGCTATCTCATCATTTCGGCGCAGAGCATAACTCCAGCGGAGTTGGCCCGAATGATGTAGAATTGCTGTTCCCCCGCGCATGGCGATGTTAGTCGCCACATGACGCAGGCCGCGAGACACCAACAGTACAACAATATCCGCGGCCATTCGGATGTACATCCGATTTCCTCCGGGCGAAGGTCGCCCGCAAACCTGAATCGACCCGCGGCATATCCGCTCCGCAACCCTCGCGCACGTACTGGCACGGCGAATTGCGCAAGCACGGTCAATCACGCATCAGTTTCTCCGCCTGCGCATTAGCGCGGTGCGCGACACTGACCAGCATCGCAATCACGTTCCTTGACTAGGCGAGCCATGCACCTCGCGTCGTCCTTTCATCGAACGCCTCAAAGCAGGCAAATAAATTTGAATCGCAGCAACAATCCGTTCACCGTATCGGTGTACCCAATCCAGCAAGAGCCAGGCGTTTGGTTCGCGAACTATACGATCTCCGAGTACAGAAGCGGCGCCGAACGCGTTATCGCCAACGTCTCGATGCGGCACGCGACGCATCGTTCAGAAGAAAAGGCCAAATACGCGGCTCGTCGAGCCGGTCAAAGTGCCGTTGCGTGTATGCCTTCGTCCCTGCCGACGCACGTGTACAGCTCGTAGCCGGTCATTACCGTATAGCCTTCAAAGGAGAAGTCATGGCGAAAGAAGAACTGGTGGAATTCGGCGGCAAGGTCTCGGAGGTCTTACCCGACAACCGATTTCGGGTCATCCTTGAGAATGGATTTGAGGTCTGGGCCTATTCGTCCGGACGACTGAAGAAGAACCGCATCCGCGTGCTGGCCGGTGACCGCGTCACCCTTGAGATGTCCCCGTATGATCTGACAAAGGGACGTATCAACTATCGGCACAAGAACTGAGGACAGTGGTTTGTGCTTTGCGGGCGGCCTCACTACTAACCTACGCTCTCGCGCCCAGAAGAAGCTCCGCTTTGCGGAGCCTTTTCTGATTGCATTGAAGATCAGTAAGGCTCGATCTTTGTCGGTGCCGGCGGCGGGCACTGGGGCCAGTCGAGCAAGAGCCGGAGCGGCGTTGACTTGCATCCAATGCGACGCCGATCTGCGCGCTCAAATCGCCTGTCAGCGGAGGCGATGGTTTTCACTGCCGCTCGGCCTCTTCGCGGATGTTAAAGCGCTTGCGTAATTCGTCGATGTGAGGCTTCAGCGCCTGCAGGCACGCACCACCAGCATCGCCTTCGATTGTTGAAATGGACCAATTGCAACCATCTGGGTCTGCGGGGTGCCAACATACGTCTCCGAAGCAGGTTCCTGCGCACACCGAGATCTGGTCCTGCGCCGCGCGGACCATCGCCCGAACTTCCGCCTTGTTCTTCATGACTCTTTCCATGACCCCTCCTCGTGAAAAAGACGTCTATGCAATGAGCATAGGCGAATGTGGTGCTCCACAAGCAGCTTTCAAACATCGTTGGTCGCATTAGGTTGACGGCGGTAGAGAAGCTCCGTATAACTGACCGGGCAGGCTCTTCGAGCCCACGACACCTGGAGCAAAAGCTCGCTTCTACGGGGCGCTTCTGTCCCAATGCCATCCCCTTCACAGGCGGTTTCGTCATTACAGGCCGAAATTGACTGAGCCTTTTGACTGTTGGCATCCACCCATCTGCGGGGAGAAGCGCTTGTTTGCTGTGTACCTTTCCAGTTTCTTCCTTTTTGCCCTCTCGCAGCTTTTCGAGCGGCGCCAACGGCGACGCGAAACACCAAGCAGAGCGCTCCGCTTGCTGAGCACAGTTAGCTATTCGATGTCCTTGTTGGTAATGATGGCTGCGCTGGCAAGGCTGGCCATTCAAAACTAGAATGGTCGCAAATGACGGCTCCTCGTGTAGGGATCCGCGTACCCCGCTGCCTGCAACCCCGATGTTCCTTTGCGCGGGCGTAGATCGATTGACGAGGATTCACAATGCGGTCATCAATAAGTTGGAAATGCGAAGGCTACCGCGGCATGTACATACATGTCGTTGCGTTCGAAGTTTCCACAGTGCCGATTCCTCGCCGTCTCCCCGGGCCAAAGTGGGACTACGTGATGGCCGTTCGCTACACGGCGGATAAGGACGATCGCATGTTCTGCGAGTCTTTCGACCAAGAGGATGACTACTTCACGCGCGAGGCTGCAGAGCAGGCGGCCTTCCACTATGGCCGGTTTGCTGTGGACGTTATTCAGGGACTAGGTTGAGGCGGCGAGGAATGCTGATGCAGTAGCGGCGTTCGCCGAAATCCTCTCGGATACCCACTCAAACTTACACCATCAATCAGCACGCCTCCTACTCCGACGTTAATTCACGCAATGTCGCGCGCTCCGACACACCCAGCGCCGCCCCTACACCCACCAAAAATTAACATGACAATTGTCAGGCCAACGCTGCTTGGCATGATGCTAGCAATTGCTTCTTCCGCGCATGCATTACGTTGCGAAGGCAGTGGCAAGACGCTTTACACCGAAGATTCGGCATGCCCAGATGGCTACGGTATCGCTAAGGGCTCTCTCCGAGGCAGCGTATCGGTCCTTGGAAAGAGCGAGCACGTGCGTGAAGATGAATCGAACTTCCTGTCTGAAAGCGCATTGGAGCGGAAGACGATGCGCGATCATGAAGCCAGAAGCAAGGGCGACTCTGGTGTAGGACAATCCCACGCCGTGGTGTGCGAAGCACTGGCTAATCAAGCCAGATCTGTTGACGCCACGATGGAACAACCGAATGATCCCCACGCGCTCCGTGCCTTGCGAAAGATCCACCGAAACATCCGAGACGAGCAGCAACAAAACGGCTGCTAGTACCGTTGCCTTCGCGAGGTGCAGCGCGTACCTCAGATGCGTAGCACAACAGTACACCCGCTGCAGTCGACATTGCCAGACTCAGCACACCTCTCGCCGGCGTCCCGCACTCTCGTTTAGAAGCGTCACCCGCTCTCCGGCGTTTTCCCGGTCGTACGCGCTTTTATTGTTCCGGGCTCCATGCACCCGCCCTTGCGGCCATCGTAGGACACTTACCGACATCATTCGCGTGTATTCGCGCGCACCATTAGGTGGTGTCGCACGCTTGTGCGACGCTGGCCCCGCTGCTGCGTCAGCCGACACAATCAAGGTGCCGTATGAAAGATCCATCAAGCACGTCCGTGCAGATGTATCGTGGACTAGTGCTACGCATGCGCATCTATCGCGAGGCAACGAATACGGCGCTGCCAGGAGGACACTGGGGCTACGAAGTAAATGTCGAGGATGTGCACCGTGGCACTCGAATTTTGGGACCATTTGGCCAATGGAGCCCATACGGCTCGTATGACGCTGCGGAACTGGCCTGCCTACAACGGGGACGAATAGCTATCGACATGTTGCTCGGACCACTGCAAGCTTGACGGATTATTCGCGCATCCGACCTAGTATTGATAGCTATAGCTGGTCGACGTGCTCGTGCTGTTGCTTTCCGATGAACTGGCGCTGCCGGATCCGCTGATGCTTGCCGACACGTGCGCTGCCGACATAGCTCCCGCGGCAAGCTGAGCGGTGTACTGCCCGAGCGCCTTGGCCGCTTCCAGTGCGATCTGAGCCTGCTGCACAGCGTTCTGCATCTTCGCGGTGTACTCGCTGATCTGCATTTCCGCGTACGCGATGTTGGTCCGGCTGTTCATGTCGGCGAAACGGCTCTGCATCTCGGCATTGGCCACGTTGGCGCTGGCGCCGGCGCGCCAGGCCTCCACCTGCGCCTGAAACGCGGACGTGCCGTACTGCACGTTGCTGAGGTTTGCCTGCAAGGCAGCCTTGTACGCATCGACGTCGGCTAGGAACTTCGACACCTTGGTGCGCGCCGCCTCCATCTTGATCTGAACGCCCTTCACCTTGATGTCCGCTTTGTTGGCCAGCCCTTGGATGGTCGACGCGTAAGCGCGGGCCTGAGAATCCAGAACGTCGGCCTTGGCCGATTCACCCTTCAGGCGGGCTTCGTAGGCGTCGAACTTCACCTTCTCGGCGCCGATCTGCTCGGCATAGGCCTGCACGTCGGCCCGGTACGCGTCGAACTGGTTCTTGATCGTGTCCGCGCGCACCGATGCGCCCTGCATGAGCGCCTTGTACACCTCGACGTTGGACTGCACCGCCTGCAGCTTCGCCTTAAACACGTCCACGCGCTGCTGGTTGATCTGGCCCAGCGCCACCTGCCCCTCCACCGCGGTCTTGTAGGCGGTGAGCTTCGAAATGGCCGCGTCCAGCTTGGTGCGGTACACCTGCGCCAGCGTCTGGAAGGCGGCGTTCTGGGCGTTGAAGAGGCTGACCTGCGCGTTGAACACGTTGATCTGGCTTTCCGCGTGGAAGCGGGCAACCTCGAACAGGCGCTTGGCCGTGTTCTCGTGCATGTTCTCAGTCAACTGTTCGAGTGCCAGGCCCTGCTGGACCGCGAAGCGCAGGTTCTCGATTTCCCACGTCGCGGCCTGCACCAGGATATCGCGGTTCAGTTCCGCGGCCTTCAGCCTGCCCACTTCGCGCGCCACGTCGACCTGCTTGGCCAGCATGCCCGGCGGCATTGAGAAATTGCGGCCGGCCCATGTATCCACCGCCTCCTGCACCTGCCGCGACGTCTCGCCGCTGTCGCGCTCCCTCGCGCGGGCGAACAGCTCGGCCTCGATCGGCGCCGGCAGGCCAGTGCCGCCGGCCATCATCGCCTTCACCGTGGCCTGCAGTTCGTCCAGCACCTCGGACGCATAGACCGGCTCTGCCCAGTTGATGAAGACATTCGGAACCGTGATGCCGCTGGCGTCCGGCGGCGTCGCGTCGAAGGTCGGCAGGTCCGGAAAAACGAAATCCGGTAGCGTGATCTTCTCCAGCGCCTCCATTTCCGGCATGTCGATCTTGGGCGGGTCGGGAATCTCCACCTTCGTGTCGATGTCCGGCCGCTCTGGCACCTGGATCACCGCCATGCTCGGCGCATCGGGGATGTCGACGGGGATCATGGTCGGCGCGTCAGGCATGTCGTCCATATCGACGACGTCCAGATCCTTCAGCAGGTCGTCAATGCTCAGGCCGCCCGGCGCGTCCGGCAGCACCAGCGGCGACGGGTTGTAGGTCGGCTGGTTGTCCAGCGATACGGGCGGCGGCGCGGCGACGGGCGCATCCGGGCGCGTTGGCGCCGGCACGTCGGCCACGGTGATGTCGCCGATCTGGGCAAGCGCCTGGCTCAGTTGCGTGCTGTACGTGCGCGCCAGGCTGTCCAAGCTGCTGATTTTCTCGGTGACGGTATCCACCGCCACGCCAAGGATGCTGTCTGGTGCGATACCCATCACACTCCCCTTTTGGTCGGCGCCGATTCGACGCGCAGGTCATTGATATAGGCGTACTTGCCCGTCAGGCGCAGGGCGAAGCTGAAGTGCCGCCCGCGCAAGCCGCGGCCGAACTTGAAGCGCCCGTTGGTCAGCACGGCAGCCGGCTCCCGCTCCAGCGGGTAGCTGTAGGTGTCCGCCTGCACGCCGCTCTGCGTGGTGGTCACGTCCATGACGGCCGTCCCATCCGCGTCCAGTTCGTATTCCAGGTAGGCCGCCACCGGATGGACCAGCGTGCCCTTGCTCAGGTCAATCTTGCCGGTCACGAGTGCGCCAGACACTGGTTCCTCGCCGCCATCCAGCGCGTAGACACCATCCGGCGCCAGCCCATAGAGCCGGCCGTCGATCACCGCCAGCGAGGTGAACGTGTATGGCGCATATCGGCTCATGGCCCAGCTATCTACGTTGGCCGTCCATGCCTGCCCGGAACTCTGGTCGCCGCCCACCGAGGCGTCCTCGATCAACGCCAAGTCGGAAACCAGGTCACGCGCCGCGAGGCGGTCGACCACCACGGCCGCCACGCGCGCGGTATCGATCAGCAGCGGCGCAACTGCCTGATGGCCGTCCGTAACTTCATCGGCCAGCGCGGCTGTATCCACCAGCAGTGCTCGGGCGCGCAGCCGCCCGGTGGCGTCCTCGCCGATCGTGGCCGTGTCGACCACCAGCACGGCCGTGGCCTGGCCGGTGCTGTCGCCGGCGCGCGCGGTGTCCGTCACGAGCGTGCGCACGCGACGGCTGGCCAGCACCTCTTCGCCTACGCGCGCGCCGTCTACGGCCAGGCCTCGCACGCGATCGACAACCACATCGGTGGCACCGGCGCTGTCGCCGTGCATGACCCGCAGGGTGCTGGTGATGCGCTCGCCGATCGCGATGGATTCGGCTATGAGCAGCCGCGCGTGCAGGTGATCGCTTGCGGCGTCGATGACCCGCGCCTGATCCGTCAGCATGTGCGCTGGGCGGTCGATAACCTGGTCCGCCGCGACGGCCGCGTCGGCGTGGAGCACCAGCAGGCCGAACAGCACTGTTTCGGTGATCTTCGCCGTGCCCTCCGTAATGGCCTTCAGGCCGATCCAGACCGAGTCCCTTGCCACGGCCGTGTCGTTCGAATCGTCGCGGTATTTACTCATTGATGACCCCTATGAAGTGGTGCGCGGTCTTGTTGTCCGCCAGCGTCGTGTACCCCCAGCGCCGGCGCAGCCCGTCCGGCGCTGTCTCGTAAATGCTGGCGTAGTCGGTGTCGCCGATCGCGTTATGCACGGCGTCACGGTAGAAATAGAAATCGTCCGCTGGCGAGAAGCCCCAGTACCAGGTGTGCGGCATATCGCGACTGGCCACCGTGGCGCCGGCCACGGCCAGGCTCACGCTGAGTTGCCCGGAACTAGTGTCCGGGTACTTCACGGTGTTCGAGTACGGATTGAATCCCGGCGCCTCGCCGCCGATGGTCACGCCGTTGGCGTTGTGCGGCGATCCGCGCGCGGTGTACGGCCCGCAGATGCTGGTCACATCAAGGAACCCGCCACCAGGAAGGTTCAGCCAGTTGCCGCTTTCGGCAAAGTCGCTTACCTCGGTAGGGGTGTAGAGCAGGCTATCGACGTAGACGGGCACCCCGTTAATCGACGGCGGATCGCCGCGGCAATTGTTTAATGTGGTGCCCAAGTAGTGGAAGATACTGTCATAGCACCATAGCTGATAGGACGTCGGGTCAGCCACAGCCCCTTGGGACGTCTCTTCCGACCGGGTGCGGCCCGCCGTGTGGTCCTGATAGGCGTACAGGATGCAGTCACGCTCAAACACCGGCACCAGCGCCGCCACATCGATGCTAAACGATTGGGTGGTATCCACCGTCGTTCGGTGCATGTAATAGCGGGCCCGACTTACAGTGCCCAAGCGCGAAAAAATCTCCGGTGTGCGGTACATGACGTTGCCATAGCCCATGTCCGTTCCAACGATATTGGTGCGCGTTGTAACGGGCGGCTGGTCCTGCCGGTCGTCAAAATCGGTGGTGTAGAAGTTGCCCATCAAGCCACTGTTGCCAGTGGTTTCCGTCTTCTCCCACTGGCCCACAATCATGTTCTTCTCGAAGGTGCTCTGCGTCTCTCGCTTGAGCTTTCGTTCGTCGTAGAAGTACTTGATCACGCGCAACTGATCCTCGACATAGCAGCCGAAGACAATGGTGTCGCACCTCACCGGATCGCCCATATAGTCCGGCGACACGTGGATGAACGACTCGCAGCCCTGCCCCTTCAGTTCCGGGAACTTCAGCCGGATGCAAGACTCCGGGTTCTTCGACAGCCAGTAGAACGGCCCCGTGCCAACGCGCGAAACACGGCCAGCGTGCGCCGCGATGGGCGGCAGTTCGAGGTTGTCCCAGTAGTCCAGATCGGAGCCGCTGCTGCTCTGCGCCCGCGCCAGAATCTCGCCGACCGGCACACGGCGAATCTTGTACTTGATGGCCAGTTCACGCGCGGTGCCCGCGGTCAAGGCCTCGTAGATTTTCGACAGGTAGCCATTGAGCCTGCGCGCGTCCTCTGGGTGGTCGTATTCCCACGTGTTGCGCAGCCGCCCCTGTTCCGGCGCTGGCGCCAGGTACAAGTTCATCTTGTAGGCATGCACCTGCATCAGGCCGGCGCCGTCGTAGCCCCAGCAGGTATTGAAGCCCTCAGTGCCGCTGCGGTTCATCGCCCAGCCGCCCGCCGAATACATCGCGCTGAAACTGTAGAAATCCGCGGTATCGCACACCTGAATGATCACGCCGGCCCGGCGCCACGCCTCGAAATCGCTCTCGGACTGCGGGAAACCTTCGCCCGTTGGCATGCCGCCGAAGCGATCGAGCAGCTTCAGCAGCTCGCCGTCGCCCACGTCCATGACGTACCGGCGAAACGCCGCGGTGGTGGTCGCGGGCACGACCGGCAGCGGCATCGCATAGACGCCGCGCGCATTCACCTGAAGCAGCCACGCGCCGCCGGACGTGTCGAATGCGACGTTGTTGCATTGGCTGGCACCGTATTCGCACTTGAACTGCCCTTCCCGGTCGGGAAAGCCGCTGTATCCAGGCAGCCTGACGTTGCCAAGCTCCTGGCGCACCAGACCCATGTAGCTCTCTGGGATCAACATGCGCGCGCGCTCAACTTTGTCCTCGGGCAGATCCTGCAGATTCTGGCGCCCGTAGCCGCCAGCCACCTGCATGACTTCCGCCATGGCGCCGCTGTACCAGGTCGGGCGGTGCTTCACGTACTGGGTGAACGTGTAGATGCCCGGTTCGGTCGGCCGGAAGTACTGGAAGCGCGCTTCGTACTCGATTTTGAACCGCTGAAGCGCGACATCCTTGGGCGGCAGTTCCGCGGCGCCGCTGTACGCCACCAGCCGGCGCCGCGTCTGCTCGGTCAGCTTCAGACCAACGCCCTCCCCCTGCGCGAGCACCTGCGCCCTCGTGACGACGCCGCAGAACAGCATGGGGATATTGGTCTCGGCCACGCCTTCGAACTGGTGTTCCGGGTGCTCATGACGCTCCAGGATCAAGATCCGGAAGACCCCGCCCATGTCGGTTGCCACCGCCTGCCGGCCGCTGGGCAGGTCCATGACACGCTTCAAGTTGGCGAGATCAGACGCCTGCTTGAAGTTCGTCAGGTTCCTGGCCAGCAGCTCGACGGCGGCGGCATCGACAGCGGATAGCTCTGCATCCTCCGCGAAGCGTCCGTAGGGGCGCGGCGACAGCATCGCTTAGACGGTCAGATTCAGCCGATAGCCGATATCGTACGTGTCGCCGTTCTGGAACACCCGGGTGGCGGCGTACTTGGATGCCGACACCAGCGCGCCGGTGGTGCCGCCCTTGGTGCTGTTGGTCAGCAGCGCGGCGCCGTTGACGTTGAGTTGCGAGGCCGTCGCAATCGTCACCGACGCCACTGCGGCCATATTGTCGATGGAGCCGGTGGCGGTGTCGACAGGCGTCCACGCCGGCCGCGTCGCGCTGGTGTAGCCCTCGGTCAGGCTGGTGATTTCCGACGCCACCGCGGCGAAGTTGGCCGCCGTCCAGTTGGCGGCCGGCACGGCGCTGCCGGAGAACAGCGCCAGGAAGCACGACGCCTTGGCCTTGCCACCCAGCGCGACGTTCAGGATGTGCGCCAGTCCCTCGGTCGGGATGAGGTTGTCGCCTTCCTTTTCCCACTCGGCGCCGTTGACACGGCCGAAGTACTCGCCGCCGGCCAGGGCCGAAAGCTGCGGGAAGACGATGCCGGCTTCGGTGACGTTGAAATTGCCGGCCGCCAGGGCGGTGGCCATTTCGATGCGCAGGGCATTGCTAATGCGTTGCATAGGTTTCACTCCAGTTTTCCTATGCCGCACTCATGCGCAGCGATTGAAGACCCGGACGATCGGGATGGTTCAGGTTACTGCCGTCAGCAGACGGCGATCCAGCACTACAGAGGTTCCGGCCCGGCCGGTGATGCCGGCGAGCACCGACGCATGCACTTCGGCGATCGCGCCGGAACTGGTGCCCATGACATAGCCGTTTTCTGCCAGCCAGACGACCACGGGCGATCCGTCCGGCGACGCATTGGTGCCGACGATCTCCGCCGCCACCAGGATGGCGCTGCCGGGCACCGGCGCCCGCGACTGCCGGCGCGAGATGGAAATGTTCCCGGGCTCGGTACCGGCAAGGAACGCCACGTGATCCACCTGCCCCACCCAGATGCCGCCGTCCACCGGCTGCACGAAGGTGATGCGCTGCGGCATCTGGACGAACCCATAGCGCTCGTCGTGCAGGTGATAGGCCAGCGCCTCGGAAAACCGCAGGACGTTGGCGCGGGCAGTCACCAGCCGGCCACGCCAGTACTTCAGGAATTTTCCGGTCGGCATCGGCGACAGGTTGCGGAACTGCGACGGCCGCCCTAGTTCGGGCAGCGTCGGCATGGCGATCGGCGCTGCGCCGACTGGGTAGTCTCCGGCCAGCAGCAGCTCACCGCCGTTCGCACGGGTCAGGTAGAGCCGCGCACCCGTCACGCTCGCGTCAAGGCACATGGGCAGCGTAATCTCCAGCCCGCCGCTGTCGTCCACGTCAGCGAACGCGATGGCTGAGGGAGCCGATTCCAGTTGCCCGCGCAACCACGCGACGGCCGCGCCGTAGGTGCCCTTGCTGAGCGCACCCTGCCCGGCCAGGACCAGCGGCGCCGCCGGCGTCTCCAGCGCCATCCGCTCGGCGCGCTGGCCGTTGAAGGCGAAGATGCCCGCGGGGCCGGCGACGCACACCAGGTTGTTCAGCACCTCATGCGACACATCGCCGTCGCCGACTCGCGCCAGTGGTTCCAAGGACCAATCGCCGGTGTTCAGCCTGCCCCACTGGTCTCCCAGCGCGCCAAAGGCGTCGCCATGCAGCGGGCTTTGCCAGATAGCACGAAACGGCTGGTCGGAAACTCGGCGCGTGCTAGGGCGGAGGCTCGCCTTGCCGGCAGGCGTCAGGTCCACGTTCAGCGCATCGCGCAGATACAGCTTCGGATTGTCGCCGCCCTGCTTCAGCGCCGCGTCTTCGGCCACAGTGTTGATTCCCGCAAGCGGCATCAGGGAAGTTCCGGCCATCAGAAGGCTCCTTTGCGGTATTGGTCGGCGTCGCCATCCGGCCGGATGTAGTGGACGCCTGGCCGCACATTGGGCACCGCGGCGCCCAGCGCGTCCACACCTACAGGCGTGATTGCACGCACCGGCGGGCCCGGCGGCACAAAGGCGTTGCGCACGCGGAGCCGATCGGCGAAGCGCGCCGGATCGTACTCCATGCTGAACGTCTCGAAACCCACTGCCTCCAGGCCGCGCACGCGCAGCGACACCCAGGTTGTACCGAACTGCGTTGCGTAGATCCCCGCCGGAATGGTCGGCATCGGCGGGCCGACGTGCAACGTTTGCCACTGGTACGGCGAGTCGCCGCGGGAACTGCCCATCGCCAGCGCGTTGATGCCCGCCAACTGGTATGTGCGATGCAGTGGCGACACCCAGTTTGTGGACGCAAACGTCATCGATGCAATGCCCGCGGGCACGACGGTCTGCGGCCCGGTGTACGGGGCCCGCGCCACGGTCGGCCTGCCAGTGACCATTGAGTCGGCGCCACCGAACTGGGTAAGGGTCTGCCGGCCGTCCCCGACGTTCACCCAGCCCATGCGATACGCCTGCAGCCCTTCCGGCGCGACATATCGGCGCTTCAGGTAGACGCTCTGGACGCCGAAAATGGCCATGCTGCCTGCTGTCGTGGGCTGCAAGATCCCCCGATAGGTACTGATCCGCGCCGTGCCGAAGCGCTCGCCCGGCGGGTAGACCGTCGTTTCTCCCACATAGTGCAAGTTGGCCACCGGATGGTTTGCCTTGGCCTGCGCCGGTGCTTCCTTCACCGCCCAGATAGTCAGTGGGCTCATGATGGGTCGGCCCGGATCGTACACCTGCGCGTCATCCCACGCCGGCACGGTAATGCCCCGGTTCTTTAGACCCACCGTCGGCGTGCCGTACCCGTCCACCTTGATGCCCGCGTCCACGTTGACGCCCATGATGCGCACCGTCGGCTTGCCTGTGTCAGGCGGAATGACACCGATCGTGTAGAGCACGTACTGGTTCAGGCCCGGCGTACCGAATAGGCTCTCCGAACTCACCAACGTGTCCACCTCGATGGTCTGCGGCGTGTTCGGCGGCGCGCCGGTCTTCGTAACCACCAGCTTGTCGCCCAGCTTCACCAAGTTCGTGCCTGGCACGGTGATGGTCTGCTTCGTGTCGGCAATCTTCGCCTGGCCGAACAACTGCATGCTGGTTCCGTCGACCTTCACCGGCCGCCGCTGCAGGCGCACAAACGCGGTGCCGAACTCTTCGGAATTCCAGCCGTAGCCGCGCAACTCGGGCGTCACGTTGTATGCGCGCGGCTCGCCGACTAGGTCGCGATGCACCCACTTCGGCTCGATCTTGTTGAAGTGCATGGACAGCGCGGCCAGGCCGACGCCGAGCATGTCGGTGCCCTGCGGCTCCAGGTACCGCGTGTAGAGCTTCACCTCAGGCAGCCTCACGTCCGGCGGCGCGATGCTGTACCACGGCTCGATGGCCAGCGTGCGAATGGCGAAGTCGATGAACGCGGTGCCGATCGTGGCCGAATCGAAGTTGCCGATTCGGTCGAAGTACCGGCGATTGTTCTCCAGCGCGGCCGTGCCAAAAGGTGCCGTGGCTGCCCCGGGCGGCGCCAGCACCTTCGCGGCATTGAAAACGGCGTGCCACGTCGAGATCAGCGGCGGTTCCACTCCGCCGATCGGCAGCCGGCGCACGCCGTAGGCCACCATGCCAGCCTTATCGGTACCCGCGTAGCCCGGCGGGTTCATGCCGGCTGGCTGGATCACGCGGGCATTGTTGTCGATCTGCGTGTAGCCCCATGCCGGCGGCGTCACGCCGAAGGCGCCCACTACGCGGTTCCGGTTCTCGATCAGCGTCCATTGCGACCAGGGCGGCGGGTTCAGCGCGCTGTCTGGGTCGTACACCATGGTGACGTACTGCCGCAGGTTCCAGACGCTGGCGCGGCCCCAGCGGAATTCCTCCTGCCCGGTGGACTGGAAGCCCTTCGGGGCCGCGTATGTCAGGCGGTTCTTGATCTCCTGCTGGCCCCACTGCTCGCGGAAGCCCAGCGGGGTCACGGTCTGCGATTCCGGGATGATCCGCGTACCGAATGCCAGACCGTCGATGCCCTGCGGCACAAGGTAGCGTGTGCCGCCCACCAGCGGAATCGCAACCGCCGCCGTGTCGCGGCCGGCTGTCTCGATGATGCGCGGCGACATGCTGACCCATGCCGTCCCCAGCGCGGGCGGCGCAATGCTGGGCACCAGCACGGTTTGCTTGCCGTGGCTCACGCGCGCCGCACCATATCCGGTGGCAACGAAGCCGGTCTGCAGCAGATAGCGCGAGAACAGGACCACCGACGGCGTGCCGTACGCAGCGGTGCCGATGTTTCCCGCGGCCACATAACGGTTCCGGTTGGCCACCGACAAGGTATTCGCCACAGCCAGGCTGTCGAAACCCGTCAGCGCGATCGGGCGGTGCTGCAGTTGCGCGGTCAGCGCGCCGATGCTGAGCAGGTTGACACCTGACGGCGATAGCCTGCGCGTGGCCGCACTGACCGCCTGCGCACCAAGGGCCAAGCTGTTGATGCCACTGGGCAGCAGCGCGCGGGCAGCATTCGCGACGGCCGGCGCTGGCACGGCATCCGGTGCGAGGCCGGCGGGAATCGCGTACTGCGTCCGGTTGTAGAGCCCGACACCCCCGATCGCGCCATCCACCCATCCCGTCAGCGCAACAATCTTCGCTTCGATGGGCAGCGTCCAGGCGCCGTCCAACGTGTTGCGCGGCGGCGTGTAATTGCCCTTGCCCACCCACGAAGCCGTGATGGTCCACTGCGGTGGCGCGTACTGGTAGCTGAAGAGCGCATAGACCGCCGTGCCCATGGCCAGCGGATCGATACCCGCGGGCCGGACGAACTGCGTGCCGAAAGCCGTTGTCGCGCCGAAGTCGGAAGCGTCATAGCCGTTTGGCGAGATGTAGCCAAGGGCGTTATCGAAGGTGACGTTCAGCGTGCCAGTCGGCCGCGTGTAGCGCTGCGCACCGTCCCACGCGCCATTGATCCGATACTGAGGCGGCCGATAGTTGAACCGGCTCGTGAGTGCCCAGGTAGGACCGAACGCAGACGCATCGAGCCCGGCAGGCCTGGCGACCTGCTGCGGCACCAACGCGGCGACACCGGGCACCAGTGAAGACCAGCCAACGGGTGTAATGGTCTGCTGTGAGCCTGCCCAGGACGCGTGAAGCCGGGTGACCGGGCCGCGATAGGCGTTCTTGCCCGACCAGGATGGGCTCAGCGTCCCCGCCGGCGCCACGTAGTCGGCCATGCGTTACCCGCTCACTGCCTGTGGCTCTGCCCTTGCGAAGAACAGGTCGTTCAGCAGCTCTCCGTCCGCCGTCATGAACTGGATGTCGTACGGTCCTGCGTCGTACACCTTCAGCGTGTAGTTGCCTGTGGTCGCATCCGACGTCGTTTGCGCCAGAAGCTCGCCAGTAGTCCGGCTATAAGCACGTACCACCCGCGCAGCAGGCGCGTTGTTGATGTTACGCACGGTCCCAGTGAGCGTATGCACATCGGTTAGGACGATACCCGCGACATTGTATGGATTGTTGCTATTGCCTAAGAGCAGATTCCGCAAGATCGGCGGAGTATTGGGATATGCCGTGCCCGTCGAGATTTTGTATAGGGTAACCGTGCGCGACGGGCTGGCGTTCCCCGTGTAATGGATAGCGTAAAGCGTGTCGGCATCCGGGTCGGGGTCCACAGCGATGTGGTTGACATAGGAAATATCCGGACTTAGGCCAGCCCAGCGGGTCAGCGCACTGGTGCCCGTGTCGAATGTGGCAAGCCAGCCCGAAGTTGTCACGCAGAAGAGAATGCGGTTGTCACCCGCCAAAGGAGACCGCAAGGCGCGTGTGCCCACGGAGCCAGAGTTGATACCGTATCCGGCTGAGGTCAGCGCCTGATCACGACTACCCGTCGCGGGGTTGTAGACGTTGACGAAAGGGGAACTGGTAGTGAATACCACCAGCTTGCTACTGTCCTTAGAGAAGCAGCAGGCATATGGGGTATTGATCGTTGCTGTCGCCGCGTTGACTATGGACCAGTCCGACGTGTTGTAAATGCGAACGTACGGCGTGGTCCCATGCGTTACCGCCAGCTTGGTTCCATCCGGTGAAAAGTCCATCGCATAGACTGTCCCCAAGCCCGTCGTGTTCAGAGTCTTGAGCGTGTGCGTTGCGCGATCGAATACATAGAGGAACGGCGACGAACCGCCAAATGCGTACAGCGTCGAGCTGATCGCGCAGCATATGACACCACCAGCGAAACTGGCCGTTGGAACGAAAGACGATCCAAGGTTTGCCGGGTCCGCGTAGTAGCGCATGTTGTTGGTAGTCACGTTGGCGCCGGCAACGGCTGCACTTCCATCCGGGGCAACCGCAAACGAATTCCCATTTGCAGAGACGTTGTATTCCGGATTGACATCCAACTTCGCGAGCGGGTCGAGACCTTGTCGTAGCATCAAAATCCGCCCGGCGATTACCTCGCTCTGGAAAATTCCGACCAGTCGTTTAGGCATCAGCCAGTTCCCCAAGCGACGTTTCTCCGGGCCACATTCCTTTCTCCTTGTGCCACTGGCTGTAGGTGTCAAACAGCCCCTGCTCTCCCAGCTTCGCGATCTGCTCCGCCATGAAAGGGCGCATCGCATCGGCGACGTTGGCCAACGGCCGCCCGCTGCTCTCCGAGACGAACATTTCGAACGCCGGCAGGCCGCAAATACGGCCCCACGGGATCGGCGTCGCGGGCGCGGTCTCCTGCTTACGCGGTTCGATGCCGCTGACACCGACGATGATGGGTAGTGGCTTCATGCTCTCGGACATGGCATGCACTCCTGCGCAGGGCGCCGTTAGACGCGGAAGATTTTGTTGGTGCCGTTGTCCCAAGTGACGATGATGTCGCCACCGTTCGGCGTGATTGGCAGACCCGTGGCCGTGTCGATGTAAGCAATGAGCGGGCTGGTCGACTCGGTACCGGAATCCTTGTAGATCACGATCGCTTCGATACTCGCGCCCGACACGCTCGTGAACGTGATATCGGCACCGTCCGCCGCGCCACCGGTGGTCGTCTTGGAAGTGACCGTGACCGGGCCGGCGATACGCGCCGACGTCGGGATGTCCGACAGGTACTGGTGGACCGCCGTCTGCGGCGTATAGGCGCCGGTGTCGACCAGGTACACCTTGATGGTGTCGGTCAGCCAGTTAAGCTGACCCTCCAGGAAGCGCTGGCGGGCGTAGTCATACAGGGTGTTTGCCATAGGTGGGCTCCATATCAGGTTGGAGCGCACTCATGCGCGCTTCGCCGGCGGCTTCCCGCCTTGCTTTGGGGGTAACGATTGGGGTGTGCTCGTCGGCAACGATCATCAGCCGCGCGAGTTGGCCGGATTTCCTCTCCAGCCGCACGGTGGCCGTGCCGATGGTCAGCACCTCACCGATTTTCAGGTCAACGGCCAGCTTTGTCATGGCCAGAACGCCTCTACGTGATGCGGCACATCCTCCCGCGTGATGCGCCGCAGGTCCGAATCGGGACGGAAGCCGAAGTAGGCAGTGAATGCCGCCTCCGCCTCCCCCGCACGCCGTGCATCGAAGGCCTCCATATCGGGAATGCTGAAGCCGCGATGCAGTGGCCAATAAACCAGATGCGGGTGGTGCGCCGGCCCGATCTCCGGTTCATCCTGGTCCTTCTTCTGCAGGTCCATGGCCACCAGCGGCAGCCGGTACCCCTCAAGGACCAGCTTGCCCGGCGCCGACGGCATCGGCACCAGGCGCAGGCCCTTGTCCGACTGGACGGCGTACTGCGGATAGCCGCGGCACGTGCGCCATTCGCGGATGCTGGCATCCAGCCACTCGGTCGACACCAAGCGAAGCGTGCGCGGCCGGTATGCGCCAGCGTCAAGGAAGCCAACGTACGTCAGTTCGAACAGCGCTTCGTGCAGGGGATAGGCCGACCGTTCCGCCTCCACCGCAATCTGGCAAACGGCGGCATCCTCGCTCTCGTGGATGAGGCGGCCGCGCACCGCGGCTTCCGCCACGGCGTCGTTCAGCCAGGCGGTGATGTCCGCGTCCGACCAGAAGTACGGCGCGACGTTGTCGTTCCCGTCAACGCGCACGCGGCGGATCAGTTCGGCCAGCTTCATACCACCCCGAACTGGTCAACGAAGCCCTTCACCTGCGCGCGCAGGACATCCTTCGTCGCGTTCTTGGGCAAGTCCTGCCGGTAGTTCACCTTGGCGAACTCGACCAGGCCGGCCTTGTCCATACGGTCGATCTGGTCGTACATGTCCTGGATCTGGTTTAGATCGCGCTCTTGCCGTTGCTGCTGCTTCTTGCCCTGCTCCAGCAACTTCGCGGTGTCGGCGTCCGTACCGATGGCGTCGGTGCCCATCGCCAGAACCGCCTCGACATCGGCGCGCTCGAACAGGTCGGCATGCCGGAGCAGCTTGCGGGCGATAGCCTCCGGCAGTGCGCGGACCTGGTCCGTGACGAAGACCAGACCGGTGCCGTACATGCGGTCGCTCCAATCGGGCCGGCGGCCGATGTACTTCACACCCACGCCGATGCCCAGCGCAACAGCGGCAAATTCGCCAGTCGGTACGGCACGCTCCACCGGCGGCGGCAGGTTGGCGCGGAATGCCTCGACGGCGTCGTCGGCATCCGGGATGTCTTTCAGCACCAGCACGAGTCGATGCACCAGCGCGTCTTTGGTGCGCTGCTCCGGCGACAGGTCGGCGTAGGGCACCAGCAGCGGACTCTGCTTCCTTTCCGCGTCATGGGCTTCCGCCAAGGCCCAGCCTTCGGCGATGCGCGCTTCGCGCCACTGCTCGTGCTGCTGCTCCGGGGTGACATCGGGGTTGTCGATGGCGAACTGCACGGCGCCCACCACCTTCTCGCGGTACGCGTCGTCGGCGCCGTCCCACTCGACCACCGCGGCACCGGCCAGGGCGGACATTGCGGCGTTCAGCGCGGCGTGAATCACGCTGCCAATGATGATGACTTTCATATAGGTGTCCTACTCCTGCGTGACGGGGCGGGCGGCACTGGGCCGCCCGCGCCAATGGCGCCCGCTATCAGCGGTTGCCGGACAGTTCGCCGGTGACCAGCACCTTGATGTCGCTGGCCTTGGCGTTGGCCGCCACGGCGGTGGTCAAGATCAGGCGCGCCGGCTTCGGCAGCGACACCAGCTTGGCGCCGGTGGCACGCTTGCGGCCCGTCGCGGCCAGGTCGATGCCCGCGCCGAAGTAGGCAGCGTCCTGCGGCACGGTCGCGTCGTCCACGCCGTCCTCGTACTTGAAGCCCAGCGAGCCGGTGATGGTCGCGGTCATGCCCGTGGACACGAAGACCGACGCGTCTTCCAGGCGCATGCCTTCAGGCAGCGGGCCCAGGTCGACAACGTCGCCGGCGGCGAGTGCGCCGGCAGCATTGGCGTTCTGGACGATGCCGGCCGCGTTGGTCAGCATGGCAAACGCCAGCGACGTGAGGTTGCCGAAGGGCGAGAAGCCGCCGAACTGGCGGTTCTGATACTGATTGATGATCACGATAGCCATATGGCCTCCTGTGTGTCCTGTATCGAGAGGAAACGAGCCGGCGCGGGGCCGGCCCATCCGCTATCAGTTGCGGGCGCCGATGATCGGCACGGCGGTGTCAACCACCGTCACGCCGTAATCGGTGATTTCCTTGCCCATGCCGGTGTCGACTTCGAAGCGGACCTTCGACACGCCGCGAATCGCGCCGATCAGCAGTTCCACCTTGTCGCCGTGGTCCAGTTCCTTCTCCGACCAGAAGAATGGGATGCCCGACTTGTCGGAACTGGCCAGCGCTTCTGCGATCGCCTGGCCACCGAGAATCACCGAGCGGTCGACGGCGAACTGCGTGCCGAAGCTGGCCGGCACCGTCGCGGTCGATTCGTTCTCGCTGCTCGCGCTACCGCAGTAGCGGATGACGTCGCCCGCATAGAAGCGGATCGCGCGCGGCATCTTGATGAGCAGGAAGCCATTCCACAGGCCGGCTTCGCCCAGGAACAGCGGATGCTGTCCGGCTTGGCTGGCGCGCGCCATTGCCGACGCCTGCAGTTGGCGGAAGGCCGGATCGGCGGCGAACTTGTTGTACTGCGCCGGCGACATCATCCACACGCGCAGCGGCGAGTCGGTCGCGGCCTTGTCGCCATCGAACTGCACAATCGGGGGCGGCAGCGGGATCTGATCGAGCACCGTGCGCATCGAATCCACCGTGTCCATCTTGAAGATGTCGGTGGACTGGATGTCGACTTCGCCGCCGTTCACCTTGAAGCCGGTCACCGCATCGCCGTCGGCGATGAAGTGGCGGTTCTTCGACGGGGCCAGCACGGGGTTCACCATGATTTCGCCGAAGTCGGCATCGGCTTCGGTCGGCACCACCCATTCGATGTTGTTGTGGAAGCCGCGGGCGCCGGCCATATGCACGAGCAGCGACTGATCGACGTAGCGATCCATCAGGTTCTGCGCGGCGGGGCGGCCAAGCTGGCGGAATTCCACGGGCGTGCGGATCGACGTCATGGCGTCGCCCAGATCCAGCGGGAAGCGGGCCTGGTTCACGCGCAGCTTGTCTTCCGTGATGCTGAGGCCCGTACCGCGGC